GACACCTTATTGCAGTAAGGCGCAATGTACTTTTGGTGGAGGCGGAGGGATTCGCACCCTCGTCCTGTCCAAGTGTTGATTTGTATCAACGACTACATATATATTTATATCACGTTGAACTTCCAATGTCAAGAAGTTTTTGTATAGAATTTCCACTTGACAAGATACATGCAATTGATTGTCCCATAGGGAATTCAATCAGTGTCCATGAACCAGTTTCTTGGTTATGAGCAACAACAAGTCTAGTCCTAACATACTCACCAGTGTTGTTCATACTCAATCCTTCATTCAAAACAAGAAATGGAATCTCACCAAATCTTTTCGTGATATTAATAATTTCTTCATGTGTACCACACTGTACAGGTTTTTGTGCCCAGTATGGTTGTGCTATTGCATCAAGCGGTAGCAGCAACGCTCCCATCACTAATGCTATCTGAAGAGTCCGTTTCATTTTCTTTTATCCATTCTTCTGTAAACAGGTCGATGGTGTCAACCAAGTCTTGAAGATAGTCCTTCTTATCTTTTACGAATTCTTGTACAAGTCCATCTTCTGTTACAACAAGGATAACAATCTGATTGATTTCAATCCCTGTTCTTTCTTCAAACATCTCTGCGTATGCAGATGCTTGCATATAGTATTCAAAGTTATAATCGTCCTTACGTTCTGAACGAGAAGTCTTAAAGTCAATAATAGAAGGAACACCATTCCATTCTGCAATGCAGTCTACACGACCAGCAAGTCTATACTTCTCACTCCACAACCCACACTCTTGTGCATAGATGTTATCTATACTTTTCTCTAGAGTTGGTTTTAGTTGTGAGAACAAACACCAAGGTAAGAATTTTTGTTCATCCTTGGCAACTTCTTTGTTGTTTAGGAAGTCCTCACACATATGGTGTACGGCAGTTCCACGAGATGCAGCAGTACGCATAATGTGATTAGCAACATCGTTACCTACACGTTTACGCCAGTCTGCGAGTCCTTTCTTCTTTTCTTTTCGAACACCCAACACTGTTGTGATAGATGGATACAAACCAGTGGGCGTATCATAGAAACGCTTCCGATTTATATTTTTTGTTGATACCTCTGGGATATCTACTGATTTATGGTTGAACATATTTCACCTCAATTATTTTACAATGATATAATTATAACAAAAACAATGCATTATGTCAAGAAGTTTCTTCATCTTTTACCATGAAGTTTATTTTCACAACACTACCATTTGTTTCACTAATATAATACTCTAACTCATTTTTGGTTAGAATTCTTCTTAAATCCTTTAGAGACACTTCTTTCATTATCCACACTTTCTGCGAGGTTGTTTAGTGCATCCACTACTAGTGGATTAGGTTTGGGACTGAATACAGAATCCCAATTCTCTTTCATTTGTTCGTCAGCGATTTGCTGAATTCTTCTTCTACTTCCCTTGCCCACGATATTTTTTATAACTCCGTCTTTTACTTTTATTCATCGTAGAGGTAATCGGGTTTCTACCCATTGATGTACCTTTAGATGTACCTTCATGTCGGCTTCCGCCTACAGCACTTCTTGCCATTATTCAACTCCTAATCTAATCTTATTGATCAGATATTCTTTTACAAATCCACTACGAACAATATCGCCAATGGTAAATTCAATGTTCTCAAATGCCTCCATAGACTCTAAGATTTTCATAAACTGTGCCAGTCCACTCTTATCAGAGGACTTAATCAAGTCAGTCTGAAAGAAATCTCCACAGAACATAATCTTGGAGTCCTGTCCTACACGAGTTACGATTGTATCTAGTTCATGGAAGTTCAAGTTCTGGCATTCATCCACAATGATGATTGCATTGTCCAGCGTGATACCTCTCAAGAAAGATGTGGTCAAAAAGAATAGACTTCCTTGTGACTTCAATCTCTCATAGAGATTATCGAACGCTTGTTCGTTTGGTTGTTCGAACATAAACTTAACCATATTCTGATAAGGCACTTGGAACAGTGCTGTCTTATCTTCCTCATCGCCGGGCAGAAATCCAATCTCACGAGTTGGCACTGCACTACGGACAATGTATACAGTATCATATGGTGTATCATTCTTCAACACTTCTTGCATTGCAAGATATAGTGATACGAATGTCTTACCTGTACCAGCAGCACCATACATAAAAAGGTTCTTCCCAGCTTGATATGCTTCAAAGGCCTTTGTTTGATTGTCAGTAATCGGTTTAACTTTTACCAGACTATCTAGTCTAATTTCTTTTGCTTTACCCATTATTTCTTCCCTTGTCGTTTACGATGTTTATCCACCACCGCTTGCGTCTTAATATCTTTAGCTGATCTCTTGGCATACCTCTGTCCAAGGTTACTGTTAGGATGAGACTCTCCCACCTTCTGCAGCACTTCATTGAATCCGTTGTCGACCTTTATCCCACTCATCCCTGTACCACCAATAATCATTGGGGCAGAAGTTATAACACTTTCCTTGTTTGGATTTGCTTTTAGATATTCTTGGAGAGCGGAGTATGTCATAAAGACTTCTTCCATCTCACCAGTATCATTATCTCTCACACAATACGTTGGCATTATTTTTCAATTCTTCAATTTCATTTTTCAGGCGAAGGTTTTCTTCAACCAACTCCTTTATTCTATTTATACACGAATAATAACTGGAATTTAATTCTCTTATTTGGTCTTCAAACAACTGTGTTTCAGTTATAGTTTTTGAATTCACCGCCTCAAAAGAAGGATAGCCCTTTTCAAATACTGGTTCTTTCATTTTCTCATCCTCTTCTCTGCTTCTACGAAGCATATAATCGTAATACCCCTCACGCTGCATTTGGAAACTCATACCAATCTGGTGAGCCTCGTTTTGTCCACTTTGCAAGGTGTTGTTTGTACTTGACGTAATAGTCTTTGTACGCACGAATAGAATCCTTGTTCTTCACATCATCAGGCATCGCTGGGGTTGGTTGTGTAAACGTGCCTTGTTTCATAGACTTGGGTGGTTCACTAAGCAAGTCTTTTAGTTTGTTGTAGGTTTCATGGTATTCACCATTCTTGAAACCACGCCAGATAAACTCTTCATTCAGTTCGCACCACATAGTATACAACCACTCATAGTTAGCACGAGACTCACGAGTCCAGATACCACTAGGGTGATTGATATGAGATGCCTTGTATAGAGTTGTTTCCATAACATCTTCTGGGTGTAACCAGCGCTTGATTTTACTTCCGTTCTTTGTCCTACCGTAATACATCTCACCATCCATAGTACGATGTGCAGTGGACATGAGTTGAGCGTATTCGATAATCATTTTACTGCAATGACTGTTGTTGTGCATCTGGGCACAAATTTTAGGGTCTGGATGCATGTAGAATATGTTCATTACTTCTCCCAACGATAGAAGATATGGTCTTCTATCTCAACTGTTTTTGTCTTTGTCCTTGCCCAAGAGGGCGAAACATAATCAGCATGATAGTGAGTTGCACCATCAGTGATATCTATAATTCTTATTGTACCATCCATCATCAAGCTTGTCAAGTCATAAATCTTATTAAATGTCTCTTCATCATAGATGGTATCTGCCTTGCCATCACAATACCAACTGAACTGACACTTGTGTCGAACTGGTATCATCTCTCCTGTACCTTTCCAACTTGGACGGTGCAGTCCTTGGTAGACTACTCCACAAACTGTATTTGGAAAGCGACTATCCTTTACACGATTTACTGTAACGTGAGCGACTGCAATCTGTCCAGCAGTCCCTTGGTTTCGTGATTCGTGATAGACATTCATAGCAAGACACTGTGTCTCCACTCTCACCAGTTCATCTATCTGTCCTTGTGTTAAGTCTTCTGTTGATATGGGATGTCCATGAAATGACACCAAAGATGCCAGCATTAATTCTTTAATCATAAATTATCCTTACCACCAACCATGTTCAATCTGGCTGATTTGTTCCCTTGCAGCATCTACTGCCATTCCACTACCAAACTCTTCTTTCACTGCTTTGATAATATCATCAGTAGTACTGATTTCACTCGTTAACTCGCCTGAGTCTGTATAGAAATCAAAAACAAATTCCTGTACATCCATCAGATATGCATTTACTTTACCCATTATACAATCTCCTCAAAACCCATCATTGCAACTTTGTACTTCCTAGTACCCAATAACATCTGGTCGTTCATACTTGTAGAACGTAAACCATATGTTTGTCCATCCACTTCTTTAAGCGGAGCCATAACAGTGACGTTTGGATTATAGTCACCATTCTTTTCACCACCCTCAAAGTATTCTTCTTTGATACTCCAAGAACCCATTACGTTGTTAGTCCAACGATAAGCATACTCAAGTTTTTCTGTATCTGATGGTAAATCAGGAACATCTACAAATGCAACTGTATGTGGTGTATCCTCAAACGCTGCGTGAATAACTGCTACTTGTGTCATAATTTAGTACTCCATTTCATTGTCAACATAGCTATAATATCAAATTGTCAATAGATTGTCAAGGGGTTTATAGAATATTTTTTTCCCAAACAATCTGTGTCAATTTGTCTTCCATTCGGTATGCCTCTTTCTCCCAAGGCAAGTCCCAATAACCAACTGAATCTGGAACAGTGGTTTTCTTCCAACGTCTGTCAATCGCATCACCAGACATTTCATTTCGTGCATACTGCTTAGCGTGTACCATCTCATGGCACAGGGCAGTAACAAAGTCCTTCAGAGTCAAGTCTTTACTGACCTCAATCTCAAACTGTCGATTGGTATCTTCCATCATACAGTAACCGATTGCGTCATCAGAGAACTTACGGATACGAACTGATATTTCTAGCGTCCTCATTCGGGGCATCAGTTCTGAAATCATTTGAGAGACTACTTTGAAAGCGACTTCCTTCTGGAACTTAGTGCCGCCTCTTACATCAATCAAGTTCATACATACCTCTTTTCATCAACTTATACCTATATTATACATGTTTTGATAACAAAGTCAAGTCTTTTTTGCAAAAAAAATCCCTGTAAAAACAGGGACTTAGAAATTATTTTTAATTATTTTTTATCAGACAGTCACATCTAGTACCTGTCCTGTTTGTTTTGGAGACTCTACTGATTCGCCTCTAGCATTATATGTGGTGTAAGTTGTCTCCGTTACCCTGATTGGGCCATCCCCCACCTGAGTATGTTTGACTATAGATGTAGTCATATTTTCACCTATATGGTGATTTCGTGTGTAGTTACTCACTACTTGCACTGGAAGAATTGGTGTTATGTCTGTCATATTAATTCTGCCTCTGGCGGTGGCGCTCATTTCTGTGGTGTAAGAAGAGAGAGGAGAAATAGAGCGCCACCGCATCCGCTATACGATCAACTCAAAATGAGGCCCATCAATAAATGGGCGTCTGCCTTGTGAGCGCCGTAGGTCGATGTATGCATTCATAGCGTCTTCTGCTGTACCGTCATAAGAACGAATATCGCCCTCACTCCATGCAGCTCCCCACTTGACTGCTACACCTAACTCTTCTGCAGCTTGTTTGAAAGCATCGCAGATATCGTCATACACATTGATTTCCCACACAACATCAGAACCGTCATAAGCGACAACATCAACTGCATGTGAATAACCAGTGTCTTCTTGGACAAGGTGTTTAGACTTCATAGTCTGTGAGCGTCCTGATGCTACGAGGCGTTTTTGTTCCTCAAGCTCACGGACACCATATGTTACGCCGAAATCGACCTTCGTCAACTCAATGGCACGCTCAACGACTGCAACCATATCTGGATGCACTCCTTCTAGTTTGCCTTTCGACCTGTTAGATAATTTGAAACTCATGTTTATTACTCCTGTTTCATGTAGTTATCATTCCAATTAAAAGCTTCCTTGACAACATTGTCAGAGAGTCCTTTGTAAACTTTATGAAGGGATTTGTCTTTAGCAGCGATAACTATTTCTGCTTCAGATATATGCAATCCCTCCAACATTTGAATGAACATATTCTCACGTTTGAATCCAGCAATTGCATTGTTTCCACCTTTAATAAAGTTAAACAATTTTTTTGCTTCCTTACGCAATACAGTATGTTCCGTACCTTCTTCTGCTTCGTTTGCAGTAAAGGGAACTTCTCTGTTTGGGATGACCCACTCAATGTTTGGGTCGAAAGAAGACTTCATAATCATTCTTAAAGCATCACAATCGTGTTCCTTTAATATTTCAATCTTCTTACTCTTAGTCTTAGCGTTGTGTACTTTCTTCAATACTTCAGAAAGTAACGGTGTGTATGTTGATATTGCCATAATCAAAATTCTCCAATGTCGTTCATAAGATTTCTCAATCTCTTTTTAATAAAGTAATTTAGAAGTTTACTCCTGTCGCCTTGAGGTGGTTTCCTATATTCATCTAGGATTTTACTTGTCAAGTCTTCTGGAATACACTCCAAATCAATTAGCGTTTTGTTTCGTTGATAGTTACGCATCATCTCTTCTGTAAAAACATCATCTGGATTGGACTCAATCCAACCAGCAATCTTTTTCTTCGACATAGGTTTCTGTCGCAACTCATCTACGAATGTATTGTCTGGTGATAAGAAGTTTGGAATACCATCACTTCTATCGCCCTTTAACACATGTTCCTTAATATATATAGTCGGATCAATACCGTTGATAAACTTTTTCAATACAGGACTATATTGTTTTACAAAGTTGTGTTTTTGCAACTGTATGAAATCTTTATCTCCCGACAAAATTAAGATATGTTCAAACTCGTTTGGTGTTTCAGATATGTGCTTACACACTACGGCGATACAGTCATCTGCCTCTGCACCTTCCACCTCTAATACCTTGTAGGGGAAAGTCTCACGAATCTCATCACGAATAGAGTTGAGTGTATCAAAAATTGTATTCCAATCTAAGTCAGACTTCGCTCTATCTTTTTTTCTGTTTGATTTGTAGTTGGGGAAGTACTCTCTTCTCCAATACTTCTTGCTATCATAACAAAGAATAAGTTCACCAAATGCTTCAGAAAACTTTGAACGGTACATCCGTAAAGAATTCAAAACCATATGACGAACCAA